AGATGGCTGCGCCAGTTCCGAAAGTATTTGGCGCTGTTTTGATAACAACACTTGGCTCCATGTAAACGACTGTGTTTGACTGGATAATTAAATCATCGGATACAAGGTAAAAACTTCCACTTTGCGCTGGAAACAGTATGCTTTTACCCGCCGCCGCTGACAATGCTGAATTGATCGCGCTTGTGTCATCCGTCACGCCATCGCCAACCGCCCCGTAATCTTTGATATTTACGGGGGCTGAATCAATTAAGCTAAACGTAGCTTTGGTTAACGACATTTAAGTTTACCTTTAGGCGCAGATGTAAGTGCCAGCAATCAAAACAATGTTTGCGTTAGCGCCCGTGCCGACATCGGCAGCAACAGTATTTGAAGTGCTGCCATCTACGGCGGTTCTATAAAGCAGTTGAATGTTTGTGTCTCCGCCGCTGATAAAAGCCGCAATAGGCTCCTCACCGGCCCACGCAGAAGAAGCAGATACGGCCAACGATGCGTGCCCGTCAAGTGTTCCGCTCGACGCAGTTACCGCTGCAAAAGGCAGTCCAGCAATCAACACATCCCCAGATCGACCAACAGTGTTATCTACGGCATCAGTTCGCATGTAGCATTGAACGTGAACCATGTTGCCGACCCGCGTATATCGACCACCACGCAAAGGATCGTAAGTAACACTATTAAAGTTACCGTCCGAACAAGTCAGCGTCGGCGTCCAAGTTCCGGTTTCGTACCAGTTCAGCAACTCGCTCGTCATTCCTGCCGCGTGGGTGTTAGCGGAGAAGTCGATGCCTTTTCCTGCTTTACTTATCGCTAAGTTTTCGCTGGCGTTAATTTTTACAATGTCTGCGCCGGCAAAACGGAAACTAAACCCGCTGCCGTTGGCATCGTTAAGAACCAATCCGCCGTTACCCGACGTTTGATACGAAATGTCTGTATAAATTGCATTGTCTGGGCGGTTGAGTCGCAAAACATCGCCGCCCGGAATTTGCACCCTAGTGGCAACGACATACCCGGTGCCTTTCGGGGTAAGGTTAACGCTGATGTTTGAATCAGTACCGTCAGCGGCTAGTGTTGTTCCTGCAAGCGTGACCCCAGCGGCGGCAACATTCGTATCAAAGGTAGTTGCCAAAACGGTGGTAAAAGTCTGATCGCCCGTAAACGTCTGTGCCGCATCAGTTCGAGCGGCAGTAAAGTTTGCGTTCGGAACCGTCATTGTGCGAGTCGTCCCCGCGCCAGGTCCAGCGACTTGTAAAATGCCGCTAGTTGCGTTGGAACGGACGTTCTTTACCGTTAGGTCATCCGTTGCAACTTTAACCGTGCTGGCGCTTTGAACAATCGGCAATACTTCAGTACCGGCTAATGGAGTCGTAGCCGCCGTCAACTGTGAAATCTTTTTGTCAGCCATGATACGCTCCTAATTAACCGATCCAAATTCTAATGTCACTAATTGAAATTGGGGCAGCAAAACCGCCAAAAACTAATCTTAAAAAACCACTTTGATCGGAAGCTGTAACGGTAATTCCGCTTGCGTCTAATCGGTAAACAGTTGTTCCCCATCGAACTGCGCCAGCCAATAAATGAACAAGGGTGTTGTCTTCAATTCTGGCAGTAAATTGGGCGCACAAATTCGGACGGAACACAATTTTAGTGTCAACAGTTACTGTTGTTGCGCCGACTGTAGTGTTGCAAAATACTACGTTATTTCCGCTTGCCGCCCCTAAATCTCCAGCATATGGCAACGCTGCAAGACCGTACCCGTTTGTTTGTTCCGACATTAAGCCTCGCTGGGCGTTCTGCCCAGCCAAAGCATCGTAAGTTGAAACAGGCCGCCTAACAACAATACTTCCCGACAAACTCCAGTTTGCAGGGACTATTTCATAGGCGGAATATGCAAGAGTTAGCGGAGCAACATTTAACGGACGCTCTATAATTAACGCGTTAGTTGATCCTGACAAATTTACTAAACATGCAGGATCAATAGAATTATCGGCACGCAACACGCCTGCCACCCATCCGCCAGCACAAGTAATTGCGGTGATTACGTTAGAAAAGAAAAAACAACCGCCTATATTAAGAGTTTTTCCGCCTGACCCGAGGTCAATTCCGGTAGTGTCAAGCTCAAAATAACAGCCAACAATTTCGGCGCCCGTAATTTCGCCAGTAACTTTTAACCCTGTAATACAGGCTTCCGCAGAATTGTTAGAGAAACTTAAACCGGCAATCCCTCCAGTAAAAAGATACCCTATACCAGATTTGTTCGACCCGCCATAAAGTCCAGAAGCACTGTTACCAACAATTGTTTGAACATTTACTGCTTCTTCAAACCAATAAACTGGTTCTGACGCGCCTCGACCGGATCGGCCAATAATTGCGGTGTTGTTAAGCGTTTTTGAGTAAAAACAACGCTTGGCGTGCAGCAGCGTGGTGACATTTTGATATGCCCAGTTACCGCTAAACTCCGACCGCCAAATCGCGTTGAAAACCTTTATTGCGGTGCCGCACTCCAAAAACACAAAGTCGCGGATAATTAACCCCGCGTTCAAAACAGATTCGTTCGGCGCACTCCAGTTGCTAGAACCGCCAAATGAATTGCCTGGCATACCCGTTTCGAAAATTGAATGGGTGCCGACTCCGCCGCCTGTAATTGCAAACTTATTACCTAAAAGCGTAACGCCATATCCTTTTGGGGGTATATATACCGTTGAGTTTACTTTTGCAGCGCCGCCATTCGGGAAATAAACTGTGCCACCGTTTGGGCCAAGGCTGTCAATTGCATAACGGATTGCGTTACTAATGTCGTAGGTGCTAGTGCCATTGATGATTGCGTCTTGTTCACCAGGCGGCACAAAATCCAGCACGTTAACGAATTGGCGCATTTTATTTTGCGCATTGCTGTTAACGGCTCCCGTACCGGCTTGCAAAAACGTCACCGCGCCAGAATTGGCAACCGCAGACGTTTGTGTTTGAACGGTCGAAAACTTAACTAACGCCCCTTCGTGCAGACCTTGGGTAAACGTGACCGTATTGTTGTCGGTTTCAAGGTATGACGATCCTTCGTACTGATTCACGCCGTCAACGAACACCATTAGGTTGTTCGCGCCAGCGGCATAGGTCATCGTCGTCAGATTGAAGACGGTCTGGCCTGCGGTCGCGGTCTGGAATTCCTCAAACCCTACATAGGTCTGGATGTCGCTGGCGTAGGCTTTCTTCGTCACGTTGTCTTGAACGACAACGAACAAATCGGTGCCCTCGACCGGCTGATCGACAAGCGGAAGGTCTGAAATCTTAACGATTGCCATTCATCACTCCAGCAGCAGCAAGCCGCCGTCTTCCTGCGTCAAGTTGTCGCCCGCTTCGGTCAGCAAGTTACCGACTGAGGCTCCGCTATCACGCGTGCCTGAAAACAGCGTAACGATACCGGCTAGGCCGATAGCCACGCTATTTCGCAGTGCGACACCAAAACTCATCGGATGTTAATAGGCTTGGCGTAAATGTCGCCGCTATCCGTCACGCGGATCGCGCTCACTCGCCACGGCGCACCCGTGCCCTGCGGCACGATAAACGGAATGGGCGTGTAAGCCGGAATCGGCGTGCTGGAGGTCGTCGCGGTGACGCCCTCGCCCACGGTCACGTAACACGGGGTGGTTGCCCATACGACAACGCCCTGCGGGCCAGATTGCCAGGTCGCCGTTGAGCCTGCCGTTGCTGTGTATGCCACCGTGCGTCCGGGATAGACGGCATCGGCCATCGGGTTAAGAAGTTCCACTATCGTTACCTCACGCTAAATGCTTGAGCTTATAGAGCGTCGAAAGATACAACGCCACAATCTCGTCAATAATGTTTTGAATTGCGCTGTCTTTTTCCTCGCAAACCTTGTATCGGTTTGCCTCGATTTCTGACAGTGAATCCTCCAAAAACTCAATAATGTTGCCGTTTTTCTTCGCAGACATCAGCGAAATCGGCCCCATCAGCCCATGACGGCCCTGATAGGCTTCAGCAAAGTCATCCGCCAAATCCACCACCTTGTCGTAAAACGAACCCAACGCCTTGTGTTTGGCGTAACTACGGGTATTCAGATGCACTGAATGCGCCACATCTCGCGCTAGGAATAAATGACCTACGAAATCTGCCGCCTTCATTGCATCTCTCCGCCCTGCATGGGCATTTCTTCCATCGGAAGCATCGTTTCACGTGGAACCATAGGCGCGACCAAATCGCCGCTTGACAGCATACCCGAAAGTGTGCCCATCACAATATCTTGTATCTGCTGCTCGTTGAGCGCAGGGCCAACGGTCTTGAGGCGATCCGTCTCGGCTTGGTACGCCTTAACTTCCGCCTCAAACTCCTTGACCTGAACTTCGCGGGCTTCCATGGACTGTTGGACGTTCTGCAACATGCCGAACATCTGCTCCATCTCAGCGCCCATCGCCTGAATCTGCTGTTGCGCGGCCTGTAGTGCCGGGTCTTCGTCAGAGGCTTCGAGCAACTTCGGATCAATGGTTTTAGCCAAACGCTGCGCAATTTCCTGCGCACCCGGCCAATCCATGTTCTTGACGAAGAGGTCGCCCGCCACAGCCCAAAGCTGTGGGTTCGCCTGCAAGATTTCGCCCATCGCCGCCATCGCTTCCTGCCGCTTCGTGTAGTACGAGGGGCCGGTCGTGACCGCTACGTCGTACTTGCCGACGGACGGGTTGTAAATCTTCTCAATAACGATACCGGCCTGATCGACGATCTTGCGGACCGGCTCGGGTTGCATCGGGTTGATCCGCACCGTCGAGGTTTCGCCGTCGATGCCAATAATTCGCGCAATACGCTGGGTATCGTAGATTTTGGGGATGAGGTCAACGAGTTGACGCGTGACATAGCGAATGGCGCGAGCCAGGTTATCGACGTAATGGTATGTGCCTGTGTCGCCTTGCCGTTCACGCGCCAAAATGGCTCGACCCGACCGCTCGTTAGACGTAGCGCCCAGTGACGAATCATATTGTCCCGTTGTTGCTTTAATGTCATCGGCTGCGCCCATCTTCGCCTGAATAAGCCCCGTTTGGGCCAGAGGCGGCGGCGCACGCTGCGGCAGGGGCAGAACAGCGCCCTGACCATCGGTGACATCCGGGTTGACTTCCAAATACGGCCAGTTGGTCGTATTGGCGGTCTTCCACTGTGTTTCGTATCCCTCAAACTGCCCGCCATAGCCGATAAACGGCGCTTTGGGGGCCAACGCCAGCATCTCCGCCTCTTGAGATACCCAGTAGTTGTACATGCGCTGGGCGTCCTTAGCGTTACGCACAAGGCCCGACACATAGAGGCGACCTTCAACTTCAAACTCGTTTCCGACGACGCGGACGACCGGAATGTACTTACCCGGCCAATCGGCTTCTTCTAAGATTTCGTAGCCGTTTGTCTTGACCCATTTGATCTTGACGACATCGACTTCGCGGGTGCGCACGGGCTTTAAGCCCATCATCTCGATCTGCTTCGCTTCCGGCGACCCGGCAAACGCCGTTTGGTTCCCCGGATAGAGATTCAGCGTCGCTTTGGAGTGTTCTTTGTAGAAATACTCGGCAATACGCACCGTATCTTCGTTGATCCACTGCGCCAACGCCGCATCACCGACGCCACGAATGGCAATCGAGGAGATGGGTTCAGCGGTCGGGAACATGCGCTCAAAGTCAGCTTTGGGCACATCTTCGGTGATAAAACACCACTCTGCGTCCGACCCGCAGGGGTCTTGGATCATCGGGTCCATGTAAACGCTAAACGAATTACGAATGCGTCCGATTCGCAAGTCTTGGTCGAACGTATTTTCGTCGCAGTATTCCGTCAGGATGCGGATATAGCCTTCACCGTAGGTGACTTGGTTGTCACAGGCGGTGTCGTAAGCCACATCGGCATCCGAGATGTACTCAATATGCCGCACGATGCCGTCGAATATCTCGGCGACCTCAATGTCGGCTTGGTCATCAACCGGAATCACTTTGCCCGCAGGGCGATTCTGGCGCTGGTCGTTCGTGACCTGGCGCACATGCTGCGGGAGCTTATTGATCGTCAAACAGGGGCGTGCGTTGACCGTTTGGCCCTGCACGGACCCACGGGTCGCCAGTACGTCCTGCGGCCACTGCCACTGGTTATCGGGCGATCCCGCCATAAAGCGCAGATCGTCGAGTTCATCCTCGCGGCTATCGGAATACGCCGAAATCGCCGTCGTCATGCGCTGACGGGCGGTCGCTAGGATGTCCGCCGGGTCGCGAGACTTTTTACCGCGATCCTCGGGGGTCGCAGAGACGTACCCTGCGCCCTTAATACCAGTGGGGTCGTTGCGTGCCATTATTTACGCTTCTTGCCTTGGGCTCTGCGCTTGACCGAATACGCAATTGCCACAGCCTGCTTAACAGGCTTACCGGCGCGTACTTCGGCCCGCACGTTTTTGCGGAATGCGGCCTTGCTCGGTGATTTAACGAGAGGCATTACGGTCCCCGTCTGCGCATCGGAGTGGGACGAAACGCGACCGTCGTGCGGATAATGTCCTCATCCGGGCGGCGCATCATGGCAGGGCGCATCTGACGACGCTGCATCTGCTTTTGCTGGTTCTGGGAACCGATAATCATGTCCCCAACGACTGCGCCGGGGGCGACTCCGACCATTCCATACGGATTCTTTGGCATTTACTTTCTCCGTTTAGCGGTTTTGGCAGATTGACGGAACGCTTTGGCCGTCGGTGCGCCCTTAGACCCCGGTTTACGCATTTTTTCGCCCGATCCGGCAGCAATACGCTTCCGTTTAGCATTGATGTTGAAGTACAAGCCCTTTTTAGCGGCCATTTTCAAACCTATTGTGTTTAGAAATGTTTTCCGACGCCGTAATTACTTGCAAATTCCAAGGAACATGCAATCCGCACACCAAATCATGCTTTAAGGGAACTATATGGTCAACGTGCCATTCAATTTTCGTCAGTTTTGTCCTTGCAAGAGCGGTTTCGTATATCTCTTTAATTAACCATCTATCATCTTCGGACAGCCAATTCGGGGATGCTTGACGTTTTGAAGCACGCCGTTTAGCCGAATTTGCACAAAAAAGATGTTTGTTGTCTTTCTGAAATTTAAGCATTCTGGCTTTTGCGCGCTCTTGGTTTCTCCGATAGTAGTCAAGAGCTTGCTTTTGCCGAGATTCTTTCAGTCTTTCATACGCAACTTTGTAGTCCCGCCGCTTGCCGAAAGCAACCGATTTGTGTTTTCGGCAGCAATAAACGGCATTGGCACGTTTATGGCTAATATCTGCCTCGCAAACCAAACATCGACGAAAATTTAACATTTCCATCTGCGCAAACTTGCTTTTGCCCGTTCTGCCGGGCCTTTTGCTTTTTTTACCACTCCCGACATTCGAGAGCAAAACGATTTTTTACGGGCGGCATCTTTCTTCGTTTTTGGGTTTGGCGCGGGCGGCTTCAATTTGCTCCCGGTTTCCCGGTTGTACCGAGCTCGGCCTTTCGCCGTCAAACCCGCCCCCTTGGAAACCGGCAGTTTTTCGCCGCGACCGACTGCCAAACTGACCGATTTTCGTGCCATTACGCACCCATCCACGAGTTGATTATGCCGCCGCCCTGCTGGGTCGTAATCGTGCGGGGTTTTTCGCGGTATTCGCGGTGTGCGACCGGGTAAGCAAACGTGCAGGCGAGAGCATCCGCTGCGTCAGGTGACGCAATCCCCCTCGACTTCATTTCCTTTTTGCTTTCCAACTGGATCGACCCTGCCGAATTCGGCTTTTGGTGCGGTGCGAGGAGGTCAGCTTTGAGTTGGCGGTCATTCGGGATGGATGCGGTTTGCAGCCATTCACGCATTTGCCCCCAGAGTTCGGCGCGTTTATTCGCGTACATCTGCGGGGTTTTAGCCTTCCAACTAAAGTTTACGCCCCGGACAACCTTATACCGTTGCTCTTTTAAGCGGTCAAGAATGCCATATCCGAGGCCGCCTTCGTCTAGAACCACGAGCGCGGGTTTGAACTCTTCAATCGCATCAATGACTCGACCCACTGTTTCCATCGTGTCTTCGCCTTGATAGCGACGGATTGCCACCAAGTCTCTTCCTTCTCGTACGACGATAACAGTTGAGTCGGCGCCGCTTCGCGCAGGGTCAACTCCGATAACGCGTACCGCGCCAGGGTCCCCGTACCGCCCGCGATTTGCCGCAGCCTCCACGTAGGAATTTGGGATAAATTGATCGGAGTTATCAACGGGAAATTGTCCGTAGACTTCGATTTTGGCTTGCGAGGAGTCCGGGCCGTATTCGGCGATGATTTGCTCGTAGACCGCTTTGTCGGTGTCTTCGACTTCGCGGGCGTCGATGCTTTGCGTGAGCCAAAAGTTTCTTTTCGCATGGAATGCCTCAAAAAAATAGCCTTCGCCACGGCGGGGGTTACTAAATGCGCACCAAAAACGGTTCGGCGTGTTTTCCGTAAAGAAGCCCGCCGTCACCGACCAAATGCTATCGGGTATACCAGAGGCTTCGTCAAAGATCACCATGACGCCATCGTGGTTGTGGACACCGGCATACGAATCGGGGTTTTCTTCGGACCACAAACGGCCTTCAACGGACCAATAACGCGTGCCTTTTTTGAGGTCGCGTTCAACGAGTTCAGCGATCCATTTGGCGGGCATGACGCGGGTAGCACTCAACTCAAACCAATGCGAGTTAATCAAGAGCGCCGCCCACTTGGTAATTTCTGCCCAAGTGACTGAGCGCAACTGCGCTTCAGAGTTCGCCGACACAATGGTCGTTGAGCCTATGCGGGTCGTGAGCATCCACAAGATGAGCCACGACACAAGCGCAGATTTACCAATACCGCGCCCCGAGGCGGTCGCCATACGCAAGACTTCGTAGGAAGTCAGTTCTTTCTGTTTGGCGATGTGGTCGCGCACTTGGCGCAGCACCTGACGCTGCCATCTGCGCGGGCCTTTGAAATGCTCCAGCGGGGTGTTTTTCTGGCCCCATGGGAAAGCGAACAATACGAACGCTTCCGGGTCGTCTTTGATGGCAGGCGACCAGAGCTTGCTCATTAGAGCCTGCTCGTCCTCCGGGCTATAGATTGGCAGTTGCACGAGACGATTCTAACGCAAGGGGTTCGGCAGAGTGGTCTTCTAGTGCAACCGCTTCTCCCTGCAATATTCTGCCCTGGATGACGCGAGACTCCGCTTCCTGCAAAGCCGCTGTGATGCTGATTTGCGACTTAACGTCGATATTGATCTGCTGCTTCGGCATCCAGTCATGCAAATGGGTGAGGAGTGCCATAGCCGCCTTGCTATCTCCACCCATAGCCGCTGTGCGCACAACGGAAGCCGCCTCAACCTCACTATCGGCACGACCTTTCGCCTCGGCAATCGACGCTGCCTGATCTAGCGCCAAAAGCCGACGATACTCTATCGGCAAAAGGCCAGCAGCAAAGGCCAAGGCATCTCCCTTGATGCCGAGTTTAGCCGCAGCGTAAATCTTCTCTAGAACGTCAGGCGTAGCCTTTAGTTCGCGAGGCTCGAAAGGTATAGATCGAAACGTATCGTCCATTAGTTCCCCAAGCTCAAGCGTGCAGGCTCATCCTGCCGGGAGGCCGCGATCCCGAACATCCGTCGGGCCTGTGTGCCGAGGCGGAGTGCAAAGCGCAAGGGGGTAACGCTTGCACCTCTTGCCTTAGGTATCCGGCATGGACTAACCCACCACACCTTCAGTTTCCTCTCGGTCGCTACGTGCGCACCACGTCAGACGCTGTGGCAGCAAACATACACAAAACATTTTGGTGTGACAAGAAAGGTTTGGTGAGATGTAGAAATAAAAAAAATTGTTTTCGGGTCCAACCGTAACAGTAAAGGACAATCGCTCGGCCCTGTACCCCCCCACCCCTACCCCCTCCCTGCTCAACGCAAACGATTCTCACTAAGGTTGTCTGTCC